AAGAAGTAGTTCTGATTAAAATCATTCTCAATCTCTTTGACCACACCATTGTAAAGTAAGAAACGGTCAACGCCACACCAATAATATATACCGTCATATTCGATGACTGATTGGGAAGAAATAATCGAAGACTGGCTTGATATAATGTCGTATCGCCAATATTGAGCCGGAGTGCCGACGCCGCCAATAAATGACACGCGCACTAAACTGTCCAAGCTCCAAAACAAGCCAGACGGCGCGTTGCTACCACCACGCACTGGTAATCCTTTAACGATCTTACCTGTCGCAACATTGGTTTCATTAGCATCGGCGGACACCCAATCATTGATATTACCCGCTGAGCAGTTTTTAATCAGTCCATCATTACCATATATAAACACGTATGGATGCAGCACTGCTACCCCACCGGACACCGATATGTTGTTGTCGAACGTAGCAGTAATTGTTGCAGATGCCGTGGCGTTAGCCGACATTGTGACCGTCGTACTGACCACAGACACTACTGTTGTTCCGCTCGGGATACCGGTGCCGGATATTGTCTGACCTGCCGCGATCAGGATATTCGCGGCGCCAAGAGTTACCGTATTTAAACCAGTCGTGGTGGTAACAGTATCTGTAAACACCCCTATCTTTGATAATGAAGTACCGGTGATAGGACCCGCTAGAACCGGAGTGTTGAAGGTACTGTCAATGTACTGGAGATTATGACCGGGGTGTGCTAATAAAGTCGCAGCACCACCCGCAATGTCTGTGAACGAATCGAATTGCCATAGATTTAAATCATCAGGCACGAAATCAGACAATGTAAGATCTATTAGTCCTGAACCCACGCCGTTATTATTTACTGACAGCGACTGAACACCATCGCGATACCCGTTGAACACTATTGAGAATGCATTCTGCGGTGTTACGTATATACCCCTCGATAGTCCAGCTAAATCATTTACTATTTCTCGATAACCACCCATCTTCCGTGGTCGATTTCGCTGAAACCGCACCCACCGCCCATCTGAATAGAATTGTTTATCAAAAACCGTACCATCGCGTTGAATTCCAGCGATAGTATCCAATGCGAATACCTTAGCGGTCATGAGAACACGCCTCCGGTAATGCCCTGAGTGAATGTGCCAGTACCAGTAACCTCTATCCCGTTGGCGTCTACATCGACGATCTGATTAGTAAGCACTGTAATCCCGAATCGACCCACTCCCGGCCTAAATACACCAGTATTAGTTTCATTTGCGAAATATAGAGACGGATTGGCTGCTGATCCATTAACTAGCGAGAAACTACTAGCGCCCGACTGCACGGTGTTTGCGTTAAAAAAGTTCGTACCATCGCAAATCAATGTTGAGCTTTGGCCAGCAGGTACAACGGCGTCTGCACCACCCGGAGCACCCGTGGTGATAGTAAGCGAAAAACCATTACTGGTGACGGTGTTATAAATTACGTAAAAGCTCACGACTGGTGGATAAGTGACCACCACGGCACTTGATAAATTACCCACATATTCATGAATGAGGTTCGACGCTTCATTGGCAGTAAGAGTGTAAGCTCCTCCGGTGACCGATTTTACTAATGCAGAAAAATTATAAGTGGTGCTGCGGCCAAATCCAACAGTCACAAAAGCGGTACCAGTACATAATATGAATGCCGAATCTGCTGGCTGGAACGTTTTCGTGGGAAGTCCGTCTATTAATTCACCACCCGTGGTGTTAACCACTAAAGTACCGGTACCATTGTTTTTAAGCAATGTAAACCAGTTATTCCCTAAAGTTGTGGCAGCAGGCAGGGTAGCAGACCCAGCACCACTCGCATATACTAAAGTAGATGCCCGGTCGGTAGCTACAAATGCGTAGCCACTTGATATATTGCTAGTTGGATGCGATTGATTCAGAGTGGCGCCAGAAGCGAGAAGTCCTAGCCCGGCGAGACTTGATGCATCAGGTGAAGATGTACCGACACCGAAAGCAATGATACCCCAAGTACCCGACTCGGTCGCATTGGCGGTAATGTAGATGTAGCGGGTTTGGCCAGCGGTGATAGATGCTATCGTATTGCCACTAAAATCCGCTACTGTAAAAGTGTTAGCACCAGTATTTCGGATGAGTGCATCGTTTCCAACCGATGTCTGGTTTGCCGGTGGCATTCGTAATGTGAGCGATCCCACGGTTGCGTTCACATCCATTATACGAGCCGCGTAGTTCGGCGTCGCGTTGCCGTTTATGGGCCAAGAAAGTGTGGTGTTCGCGGATAAAGTTACAGACCGATAAGCTACATCTGTCGGCTGGATGACCTGACCGGTGAATGGAGAGACGTAGGATGTCATGTATCAAGCACCGTAGCTTGGCGGTCACCAATGCGGGTGACGTCTTCGTTCTTAAGAGACGCTATTACTTGCGTGTACATAGCCTGCCATAATGCTACCCGCGAGTCATTCTTAAGGAATGGCATTGCTTGCAACAAAGAACCATAAAGCATCGCCTGAGGAGCATATTCCGTGAACCAGTTCGTCTGATTTGAAGAATCCAACGGTTGAACTCGCTCGTAATATAATACCTCAAAGTTATAATTGGCGTCCGGCGTTGGACCGACGATCCAGTTTTCAAAGTCATAATCCCCATAATACAGCGGTGTATCTTGGCTCGAAGGATTATCGGCATATTCACGGATATACTCATACTTCCTCAGAAATACCGGTTGACGCACACCATTCACGGTAATATTCATCGAAACCGTTTTGCGCCACCGAGCTGGCTTCGCGATAATGGCTGTCCCTTGAACCATCTGAGCGGTCTGCACCGTAAGATTCCCGAGGAATTTGATGTCTGACGCCAGCGTCTGCTCGGCGAGCATTATAAAAGTCGGTATTTTGTCTACCGTTGCGGTGTCGGTACGCTCCAAATAGCTCTGGATATCGGCCACCAACGAATTGTATGTCATCACCGCTGCAGCTGGCATGATGGTCCTTTCGTATCGAAGCAACGGGGTATCATATTATATCACGCCTTTTGTATATCAGCAATTCGAGGATTTACTGTTTTACACTATCGGCCAGCATTTGCCTTACTTGGTTGTACTGTCGGACACATTGGTCGTAGTCGGCTTGGAGTTTTGCTGCTGAGGCACTGTACCCTGCAAGAAACTCTCCATCTCGGCGAGCCAGTTCCGCTCCTGAGGCTGCGACGCAAGCGGGGGCGGTACTGGACACGGTACTTTGGTTACTGGGGCGCTCGGTACGCTCCGGCCTGTTGCGCAAGCTGCTAGAAAGAGAGGCAAAACGGCTATTAATCTTTTGTATTTCACGATCCTTCTCCAGTCGTATATGTTCGGCCTCATTTTGCATAATCTGCTCTTTCTTCCGAGCAAGTTCAACTTCTCGGGTCCGGTCTTCCGCTAATTTTCGCATCTGCTCATCCCACTGCTGCTGGACGAACCCTTGACCGGCATTATAACCTTTATAATATGAAGCTGAGGCGACCGCCACCAGAGCCACAACTATCGCGAGGAGCTTATACGGATTCATTTTGGCTCTGCAAAATACAGCGCTATTTCGTCATTCCGACGCTTCACCAGCCCCGGCAATACCTTGCCACCAGCTTTGGTGAACTTCAGGAACTCCTGCTTTACGCCCTCAAAATCCCCACGGTTATGCTTTTGCCGCAGGGTCGATCTCTGGAGGGTGCCTAGCCCAACATTGAATGCAAAGCTGACCAACGCACCCAAGCGATTTTCGTTAAGATAGTCAGGGCAGTAACGAAGAACACCAACGACAAAGCGCTGTAGGTCTTTCTCAAGGATCGAATCAACTTCTTCTTTGCTAAATACACGGAAGTCCTCTATTTTGAGTGCGAACTTGTCGCGCTGATCAATGGGCATCTTGCCCTGCTCAGGGTACAGCACATGCCCCACTCCGACAGTCCATAACTTAGCCGGACACTTATACGGCTTGTATCTCACACCCTCATGGTGCTTAATCATTGCAATTGTGGCAACTGGCAGTTTCATTTACCAGCCTTACTGTTACCACGAGAACCAAACCACATAGCGATGATCGTACCCAGCAACGCCATCTCATCAGCGTCAAATACGATTTCCATGATTTGAATTAGCTCACCAATTGATGTCACCTTGTCGCCGTGCAGGAATATCCACAGCATGGTCAGCAGATTAATCAGCACCAACTCAAGCACAAAGATAAACGTGACGAACGGGCGCGTAGCCGCAGTCATGTCTTTAACCCACTGGGAAGAGGACTCCAGCAGCTTCTCTTGGTTGTTATAGATGGCACCGATCTGAGCCATGTACTGCTGATGATCCTGCTCGTCGTTCTCTCGGACTTCCTCGGTCTTATCTGACGGGGAGTAGCCACGCTCTGATAACGCTAATTGCTGGCGCATCTGCATATGCAGGATGTCTAGCTCGTGCTTCTTATCAGCACGATCCTGCAACATGTCAAACAATCTTGGGAAGAGAGCGACTATATAGCCGCCGATGGTCGAGATAAGTGTCAGCATCACCAGTCCTTATTGTCCGTACATCCGTTCAATTTGTATCTCTTTGCGTAGTTCCCGCATCTTTCTGACTTCATGCACCGCCGCTTGGGTTGCGTAATACATGTCGTAGTACATAAAAGCTAACACCGGCATAATGATGAAAAACATCAGTAACACAGCCAGCACTACCACGATAAGTGACCAAGGTACATCCTCTGAGTTGCGCTTCTCGTTGTCAGCCACATTAGACCCACCGCCCACGCTATTACGAAAACGACTGCTGAAATCCACACCGCTTTTGCCCTGAGTTCCGCTATTCTTCTTTTGCGTCGCCATCTTGCTATCTGAGCTAACCTCAGTTCCTCCGCGTGGGCTTCCTCCTGCTCAACGATAATCCGCTGCCACATTTCCTCAAACTTGCCCCAAAGATTGCCCAATTCAGGCGGGGCTTGGTATACCATCGTCTCTCTGATTTCAGCCAACATAGCGTCTAACCTTGTAGTAATCAAAATACGTTTCAACGCTCGTCTGCCAATGCTCTCTTCACCTCGATATACCTGCTTTGCTTCCAACTGCTCTTTCAAGAACGCCTTACTAATAGCATCATAGCTATCCATCAATGTACCCAACTGATTGCCAATGTCAGTAAACACATCGTTTGGATCAGCTTTGGCTATCTCCTGCACGCGCTGTACTTCCGCGTGGTACTGCTGTTTCTGCGCTGGCGTTGGATTCCCGCCTGTTACCTTTTCATACTGCGCCTTCAAGTCATCCAATACCTCTTTGACCTCGCCTGCTGCGCCCTTAATCTCTTTATAGAGCGCGACACCCTTCTTTACAGCGGCAACAGCCGCATTTGCTGCGGCTAAAAGGGTAAGCGGGTCAATTTTTTACTCCGACGCAGGCTCACTGGCTGGAGCCAAAGTTCCATCTTCTTGCAATACCCAGCCTATTTGCGTATCGGCATCGCAAGGGACAGAGCCTGCTAAAACATCAGGGTGGAAACAATCTTCGATAGCAAAGCCACCAACTGGACGAAGAATCTCGATTACTACGTTGTCTTTGATTCGCGCTCTCATGATTACCACTCCACAATAACTAGACCTGCACCGCCGTTAGATGTTGCTCCACCACCACCACCGGGAAGTCCGCCTACGCCTCCATTAGAGGTACCATGATAGCCACCACCTCCGCCGTTGATGCCCGGTTGTTGGAACGCACCCCCACCGCCCACACCAATCAAGTCTATGCTGAACGTTCCACTGATTCCACTGGTTGGTGGAATAGAAGCGCCGCTAGTAGTTATCCAACTTCCACCCGTACCAATTAATCCACTACCGCCGTTTGCAGCCGAAGTATTACCGCCGCCACCCCCAGAAGCACCCGCACCGCCAGAAATAGCACTGGATGCGCCATTGCCACCATTACCAAAAATATTTCCAACGCCCCCACCACCGTTCGAACTATTCCCACTGCCGCCTGAAGTATTTGTATCACCGCCTGAACCAGACCCACCGGTACTATTATTAGTACCTCCAGTAGCGCTGACATACGAGCCAAATGAAGATGTGCCGCCAGTAGATGAAGTTGATGTACCACCTGCGCCGACCGTGACGGATACTGACGTTACCCCAGAGAGATCATAAA